CCGTAACACTCAGCAACTAGCCGTTTTCCTTTCTCGCCGAAAAGCGGCTTTTTACATATAACACAGTTATCCTGCAACATCATAGCGGATGCTCCTCGTACCATGTATCAAATGCAGCTAGTGTTATCGGGTACATATCAGTAAACCATTCACGTATGAGTTTGTTCCAATAATGCATTTTTTCAGAATCACCAGGTCCACAGCGGCGTTGAATCATATACATCCACTGTCGTATGTTCGTGGTTATTATAAGATTTGTAGCCAAACACGTTGGCAATACATCACGTGCCTCACCCGGTGCCATTCCACTGTTAAGACGACGTTGATACTCAAGCTCACATAATGCATACAGCTTTTTTGTTTCTTCCGGTGTAGCAGTTGTCTCTATTACTTCTATTTCCTGGAACTTCTGATAGATAGTGCTGCTCTGTGTAAACGCGCAATGTCTATGCCGTACAAGAGCATGCGACACACCTCTGTCAATAGTACATTTCAAAGTAATATTAGCATGCTCGAACACTGAGTGATGCCCACGATGTATACAGTTAAGTGCACGCTTGATACATGCATCTTTATCCATATTGCTGTTGTATGCTTCACCAGCGCATGCTCCGATAAATGAAAGTAACTGTTCTTCAGCCGGATAGAACCAGTCTTTCATCTCAGTAATAATCATAGGTATAAGTTTCATTTTCTATGCTCCTTTCTTTCCCCACCAGCAATCTGCCTGACGGTTGAATATTCCTTTTTGCATGTCCTCCCAGATATCACCTGACCAGTAACCCCAGTTAGGACCGAGCTCACATGCAGCCTTCATAGGTACTTTAAGTTTGTCATGGAACGACATATCCATGATATGCTTCAGCTCACCATTTGCTTCCGCGCCTATCTTATTATAAGGTACTGAAACAACATTTTCATCATGCACAGTAAGATGCATCTTGAGCACATCGAATACACCTGATTCCCATGCTTCAAGTAGAGCAAACTTCAATATATCAGCTGCTGAACCCTGAATAAGCTTGTTCAACATTTTATATATAAAGTCCTGCATTTTACCAGTAGCCGGGTCGTATACTGGTTTTGGCTTGTGCTGGTAACGACCACCTATTGTCATTACATAACCTTGCATCTGTGCAATGTTATTCACTACTTTCATAGTATCCCTTATAACAGGCAACCGTGCGTGGTAATCATCATAAACTTTATGGGTATAATCTTGTACATTCATGCCATGCTCTTCTGCCATTTTCTCGAACAATACATAGTTCTTAGTCATAGCAGTGAACCAACCCATACCATATATTACACCATAGTTGAATGTTTTAACAACTTGTCTTGACGGAATACCTGTTGCTTGCATTGCTACAGTATGAAAGTCAACGCCCGCTTTAGCTTGCTCTCTGAACCATGCTGCCTGCTGACCTTGAGCAAAGTGACCGAGCAATAGATACTCAATCTGTGAGTAGTCAAGAGCAGACATCATGCAATCATCTTCAGGCAAGAATAACTCACGCATAGCTTGACCATAAGAATGACCAACTGCTTTATCACGTGCTGGAATCTGTTGTAAGTTAGGTTTTGCACATGCAAAACGACCTGTAACAGTACCACCGTCTTCACGCTTATTAGGCGAGAATGTACAGTGAATACGACCGTCTGAAAGAATAGCATCTGCCATTCCACCGTGCATGTATGTTCCAAGAAGTTTGTTATAACCTCTTGCTTCAACTATGAGCGGGATAACAGGGTAATGCATAAGACGTGCCATTGCATCTGCTCCCCATGATTCAGCTCCGGTCTTTGTTTTGACAGGTGAATGTATACCCATTTCATTAAGACGCGCTCCAAGCTGTTTTGGTGAGTTAAGAACCTCAGAAGTCACTCCGTACGTGTCTGTAAGTATCTTTACTTTATCATCATAATCGGCCTGGATTGTATCAGCTAGTTTCTGCATTTTTTCTTTATCAATAAGCACGCCGCGTTTCTTCATCTGTACGATGAGCGGAGTGAGCTTAACATCAACCATGTAAGCATCATATACTTTCTGCATACGTGGTTCCTGGGCAAAGTACAAATTGTATGTAGCACGACAGTCTTGCAAATTGTACTCAATCATTTTCTCACGGAACTCTTTGAAATTATTCCATAAGAATAATGAGTGCTTCCATAAATCATCAACCTTTTTTATCTTGTGCCCCAGTATCTGAGCAGTAAGTATAATGTCTGCTTTATGATTGTCATACCATGCTTCAATTGTGTCTGCTTTATTCTTTCCCTGTATCTTGAAGAATCTACAACAAGCGTCAAGGTTAAGTTCAGCATACTCATCGATGTAAGTCATACGTGTCATTGTGTCATGACACAATCCACGTACATTAACATCATAACCACAAGTAAGCCAGGACAAATCATATATACCGTTATGAAATACTTTGTCAATGGATTCTTCTTCCATTAACTCAACGAACTCGTGCCACTCTTCAGTAAACGGCATGTATGCTTTTGCTCTCTGCCCATCGAACGTGCCAACACAAAGCAGGCATGAGTTATCATTATCCGGAGAATCTGAATCACGACATGAGCCGTCACCTAAGTCCTTAAGATTCGGGTCGTATGTCTCAACGTCTACAGACATCAGTCGTTTCATCATTTACCTCTAAAGTATCATAACTATCAAATAACGGACACGGAAACTCACCACGCTTGAACATACCCTCTCTCAGCATTCTTGAGCAGATATTGTAGCGTAAACATTTGTCATAGCACCATGACGTATATTCCTCAAAGTTATCTGTTTTTTGTTTATCCATTTTGTTCCTCTTCCTGATGTAAAACTACTTTGCCTTTAATCTTGAAGCAGTCAGACTGTTCCATTGATTTACAATATTCTACATATTTGCAGCACCTTGCTACATATGAAGATATAGCTTTGTACATACGGTACATGAGCAAGCCAAGATGAAGCATGTGTGGCTTCTTAGGAATGTTTTTGTTGGTGTCTACGTTAAGTTCATCAATAAATCTAAGCTTCGTCATAATTTACTCCTTTTTACTCCGGGTCATATATCTCAGGATTCATCATAAGCTCAAGTTTCTCATGCGCTTTCTTTGTGCAGAGCATAAGGTTATCGATGTCATTATTCATCCTGTCACCGTCTATATGATGTATATACATACTGTCCGGAATATCATCAGGGTCTATTCCAATAGCATCTGCCATTACTTTGCGGTAATACTCTATGTACTTTCCTTTGTGCCAGATGCGCTCTGAATCATGCCCGTCACCTATAGGCTGCTTGCCTTTGATGTTGCCTTCCTGACCTTTCTCAAGAATGGCTTCTGCAATTCTTTCACTCATACTATGCCTCCTTATAAAGAAAAAGAATCGCAGGCAGCACAATTTTTTGAGAGTTTATATTTGACTTATTGACTTGACACGGCAATATCAAGAGGTATGCTGCCTACTCGCTTTCGCTTACATGCCCCGGTGACATGCGACCACCCATCACAATTAGGAGAAATCTCATGGGACTACTCAACGAATAGCCTCATATCGGGAGCAACAGGAATCGAACCTGCCTTGTTTCTGCCTTGCTAGTATCAGCAGCTGCATTACCACTTTGCTATGCTCCCCAAGCACCGGTTACCCGGCGCAAAAAAATCAGAACGGAATATCTTCTGGATACTCAGTAGGCGTATCATCCTGTGACTGCTGTGTCTGTGGCTTTGAGCCCATGAAGTTTATCTCGTTCGTATTGACAAGGAACTCAACGTAATGCTTACCCTCACGAGTATCATATTCATTACGCTCAGGGATTCCGTCGCAGCTTATGGCAGTGCCCTTCTTCAGGTACTCCACGATTTTGTCACCCCTCTCACCCCACATCTGAACCTTGACGAACATGACCTTTTTATACTCACCGTAACCAGTGTTTATAGCCACGTTTGCGGAAAGAACTTTTTTACCAGAAGCAAGCGTACGTACTGCTGCATCCTGTGTAAGTCTTCCAGTAAAAATAAAATGACTTAAGTCTGCCATTATTTTACCTCCGGAGTTGTTTCATAATGAAGTAAGAACATTGCGTTTACTGCTACATGAGCAAGATGTGGAAGCTTTGATTCTGGGTCAATCTTCTCACCTTTACGCCAGGCATTGATATGACGGCGAAGAGCAGCATAGTAACGGTTAACTGGGTCTTCTACATTCTGCCATGAATTCGGTTTATATTTATTTGCACCGAATGTCATAACTTTCGCGACAAGTTCCTCGAACTCAGGGTCAACTAAGTCAAATCTTGTTTTACCCTCATCATATTTCAAACCCTCATCTTTCTTTACTTGTTCCTGTTTAACAGGCTGTTTCATATTTGTTGCTATCATAATAACCTCAAAGATAAAAATAGGGGGCAACTATATAGCCACCCCCATAGTCATTTACTCTGCTGAACCATCATCCTCTGGTTCGTCAAGAGCGCCGGATGTAATCTGAAGAACTGTCTGCTTTGTAACAGCAAGCTGCTTGCTTACCTGTGTATCAAACAAGTCCTTGTTAACAATACTGTCACGTACTGCTTTAACAAACTTCGCAATCTCTTTTGAAGGCTGCTGCGGATTTGGTACAAGGTCTGCTTGCAAGTTCCACTGGAAAGCAAAGATAGGAGCCTGTACACCATTTGGAAGAAGCTGGCTCTTAAGCTGACTGTTCCATGCTTTTGCTGTGCGCATACCACCTACTGTTGGATTGAAATACAGAACGCCGTCTTCCGGATAATCAGGCAGTGTAACTGCGTACACAAAAAGCTCCTGTACCTCGTTACCTGTTTCAGGGTTAATCATCTTAGGATAACCACGTTTACCTTTCGGTGGCTGACGAATCTCAACCTCAATACCGTTTACAGGGTATCTGCCAACTGTTCTGAATGGTGGCTCAGTTTCACGCTCTGACCAGATTGTGCGGAACGCAAGAACAATGACTTTAACCATGCTACCATAGTTACGTCCTGTTGCTGAGTTGCGCCATGTTCCAGCAGGATTATCTTCATCCTGTGCCTGTGAATCTGGCTGAACCAGTCCTAAGAACGGCATATTGGTTGCATTAGCACCCATGTCCTCAAAACCCTGTCCTGCCAAACCTTCCATAAATGACATATCCTCTGTCATAAGTTCCTGTGCAGCTGCATTAGCTGTTCCTGTTGTAGCCATAATCGCTACCTCCTTAAAAATATTTACTAAGAGTAGATATTCTCTACCCCATAGTTTTATTATATAACGAAAAATTAATTTTTATAAATTATTAATTAATTTTTTTCGTTTTGTTATACATAACGTATAACTTTATTCTTTACGCTGTTGGTTACTACGTCTTTCATAAGCCCTATCATTTCCGGCGCAGTAAGGTATACCCATTTACCAAGGTCTTGCACACCGTTAAGAATTGTTGTCGGTACAAAAGCAACAAATTGTCCCTGATGATAAGTTGATGGCAAGTTACTTTTTTCTACGATAGTAAACTCGTCCATTACAAACTTATTGTCCATGCATACACGGCTTACCATTTTACTTGAACCACCGGCAACATTTGTTATGTTAAGATACGGCACTGGCACGAAAGGAAATATCTGCACGTGCTTTATTGGTGAACGTACCGGAGTATTTGTAACCCGGTACATAAGCCCTGGCGGTGCGTCTGGGTACTCTATTGGAAATACGCCCGTACCTACAACATTTATATTTTCTATGTTTTCCCAAAACTTACGCACGAATGGAATATAAGGTGTAAGCTTAGAGTTTAAGGTGTACGCCCATATTTCATCGTCAAACTTACTTGAATTATTCATCGTCGTTGCCCTCCCATTTATTATTATACTCGTCTATCTCAGAATCAATCTTTGTTATAAGCGCGCAATTTCTACGTGTACGCCAATAAGTTATCTCGCCTTTTTTCTTGTAATTCTCAACACCAGGCAGTATTATATTATCCCATGCTTCCTGGCTATTATAGCCAAGTACACGTAGCAACCTGTATGCTGGGAAGAAAAGCCTCTGCCTGTCGCCGTCGAACTTGCTGTCAGACCAGAAGCTTCCGTCTATTATAGCTTCCAGTGCTATCCTATATTCCTCTTTTACAGGATAAAGAGGTTTACCATTATGCTCTTCATACTTCTTTAACGGTCGTCCAAGCCACTGATTATATATTGGCCGCCAGTCTGAAGTGTACACATGAGACCAGTCTTCACAAACCAATTCCTGTTTACCATATACAAGTAAACCATATGCAGAAGTTACACGCTCCAATGTAATCGGTGAACGCGTAAGTCTTGCTGGGTCGCAGCAACTTGAATCAAACTCAAGTTTATCAGATAACGTTGTTGCTATATAAGCATGTAACCAACGATATTCATCTATAGTTGAGGG